ACCGTCAAATGCTTTTAATGTCAAAGATACAATACAGGCACTTGATTGCAACCCTATGCACGTTCTATGGTATATTTTCAATGGCTTATCCGGACTTCCCGAAACATGGCTGAATGATACAAATTTTAGCTCCGCCGCTGATACTTTATATAGCGAATACAGAGGCATATCAGTTTTATTTGACAGGCAGCAAACAGCCTTATCTTATATTGAAAGTATTAATTCTCATATTGACAGTATAGTTCGATATGGGAATGATTCAGAATTTCATCCTAAATTGATTCGAGATGATTACACCGTTGGTGATTTACAAACGATTGATGAAACCGTGATGCTTGGGGAACCGAGCTTTAACAGGAAAGCATGGATTGACACACTTAATGAGGTGAAGGTCCAATATTCGGAGATTTTAGGAGAAGCGACACACACAATATCCATACCATATACACCTGGCAGATGGGTTGCGGCAATGCCACAACCAGATACAGATAATATTTACCTATATGATATTACTAAAAAATCTATTGCCAGGGTTAAAGTTGCAAATCCACCCACATTAACAGGAGTGTTAGAGATTGATAATCTATATTCTCTTGATTATGGAAAGGGTTATTACGGTGCAGATAAGGGCGCTCATTGTGTTAATAAAACAGGTGACAGATTGTGGTATTTATTTCGGTCTGGTAATGATTGCCAGTTGGTTGAGATAGATATTTCTGGTGATAGAATGAGCCTTATTAAAAAGACTTCTTTTTCGTCTTTGTTATCAGGTGATGTTTTAATGGATGCCTGTGCCACAGATGATTATGTTTATTTTTGCACAAATCATAAAACTGGTAGGATAATAAAATTTGGCGTTGACCATACGCTTATTGATAGCTCTCTTTTGAACTTGGATGCTCTTGGATATGCCAATGGTATTGAACAAGGCGTTACTCAAATGGATGTCAGACAATCAACTGGTGATTTGTTTTGGAATTATGTGATAGATAGTTATCCGACATATAATGCCACTGCTGTTTATATCCGTAGTGATGATAGCATGAATATAATTATACAAAGAATTCATAATGGCTCTGGAGGTAGCACTCCGTGGCAACAAAACTTACTGGAAATACATGAAGATTATGTGTTGCAACAACGATGCTATCATGTATTTAATGGGTGGATATATTGCTGGAATACTACAGCAGATAATAATGCTCCTGATTATGATTATACAGAAAAAGATGAAGCAGGTGGTTTTTGGATGCAGAGTATTTTAGGTGTTGTTGGTGGTAAGTTATTCACACTTTATTTTAAAGATGGAGAAACAAATATTAAATTAGGATGTTTGAATTTTCCAGTCCTATCAACAATTTATTATCCGTATGTAGGAGCTTATCTAGACCCGTGGGATGAACCTGTTGTTGCTGCTTTAAACAACAGTATTATAGTTTTAAATAGATGGGATGGATCAAAAAATAATTTAACCTGTTATACTGCGGATACAAGCCTTACCAAGCTTTGTACTGTGGATTTAACAGAAATAATAGAGACAACAACCAGGTAAAAATGGCAATAAATTTTAAAAATTCAATGGCTTCACCAATTGCGGTTGATATTGGAAACAAAACAACCCAAGGAATGACTGTATCTAAAACTGTTCAATTTGGATTATTCACCACAAATGAAAATGCTGTTTGGGCTGCAAAAACTCAACTCCAAAAACAATCATTTCCGTTTGCCTTTGTTTCAATCCCCGTTAATCGAGATATGTTCCGGCTCCAGGTGGGTGATTGTTTTAAATTTACTTATGCAAAATATTCAATCTCGGAAGCCGTTTACAGAATTTTACAGGTTGAAGAAGATAATCTCAATTCTGAGGTTATCACAATTCACGCCATGGAAGATGTTTTTGGAATCACGAATGTCACAACAGAATACACAGACCCGGAAGACAATGCGATTGAAGCACCGGACTATACTTCTGTTCCAATTGTCTATCAAGATGTGATTGAAGCGCCTTATATGGTCTTAGGTGACACAATAGGTATTATTCCAATGGCTGCCAGATCAGATAATAAACAGATCGGATATGTCTTGTACATGAGTGAAGACCTTGGCGATTCTTACAATTCAATCGGTTCTTTTCAAACTTTTGCAGCTTATGGAACGCTTGTCAGGGAATATACGACAGACACGTATCAAATTGATGATCTTGGATTTACAATTGATTTTGTGAATGATGATATTGATTTGTTCGATTCACTGACCCGGCAGGAAATGCTTGGAATTAAAAATTTGGCAATTATGGGAACCGAGATTATGACAATCCAGACCATAACGCCGGATAGCGACACGGACGGACGGTATCATTTATCGGGTATTTATCGGGGGCGGTTTGACACGGAAAGGGAAAATCACGAAATAGGGGCCGGTTTTTGGTTGATGAACGGTGAAAAGTTAGATTTTAATATTGATTCTGGATTGCTGCACGGCACATCAAGAAAATTTAAATTTGTGCCATACAATAATAAAATTACCGGGGCCATAGCTGATTCTCTTGTTACAGATTTAACCATTGCAAGTGAATCAAGAAAACCTTATGACCTGATTAATTTTGAAGCAAACGGGAATAGAATCGACCCGGTTTATTATGATGATATTGATTTGACCTGGAGCCCCATAGTTAGGGGTGATGGGGCCGGATTTTATGCACCGAGTGTAACAGATAAATATCCAACATGGGAAGGGTATTTTGAAATTAAAGTTTATGTCAATGATGTTTTAGTCAGGACAAAAACAAAAGTTGATGATATACTCTGGACATATACTGAGGCCATGAACCTTGCAGATAATACAAATTTAGCAAGTGAAGTAACTTTTAAAATAACAAATTTTATAGATTATGAAGAATGGGCCAAAGCAGAATCAGCCACAGAAGAAATAACCGTAAGACTTGGAGGTGACAATGGATGATATATCCTTAGATAGCGTGACATACGGAACAACCGGATGGAATGCTTTGGTGCAAGCAAATTTTGAAAAAATCACAGATTATATAAACAATAAATTAAACCCGGATTTAATTCTTACTTTCGATGGTGAAGTTTTAACTTTTGATGGTAATGTCTTGGTTATGGAGGGGACATGATTGCTCAAGAAAATGTATTATCACTGCTTGCGAGTACGTCTGTTGATATGCAGGTCAACACAAAACAAACTTTTTATACGGTTCCGGCTGATAAGGTTATGGTTGTTGACCATATTTTGATCCGCAATCCTTCGGCAACTTTGGCCGGAGCAGTTGATACTGATTTTGGATCGGGTGCGAATGCTGACGATTGGATTTTACAGGTTACACTTGCTGGATTAACCGGAGTCACGCACGTTGCAAAATTAACACAGCCAGCACAGGCCGCCGGGCCGCCGATTGTCCCGGTTCAAAAAACAGCTTATGTGGCCGGGGATGTTTTCGGATGCCTTGTCAATACAGATAGCACAGGGGCAGCAACGGTAACAATGGATTTATTTGGATACTTGGCGGATGCATAATGTCAACCTCGCTTGAAGCCAGACTAATAAAAAAACTTCCTTTTGTTTTGCGGGATGTTGATCCAACTGCGGATGATTATCATTTTGATGTGCCGTATTTGTGGCTGAATCGAGAGGATGATAAAATATTTATTTTAGTTGATGTGACAAGCACCGTTGCGACATGGATTGAAATAGCTGAATCTGGAACGACCATAACACAATCTGAAGTAATAGCATGGGGGACATTATGATTGTAATAGATGCAACTGATAAGCTCGAAGGGATCGCCTCTGTAGCTGATGTAATTGAATTTACTTGTTCGGTGGTAGACGGCACGACGACCGGAAGCTCAGAAGGAAAATTATCAGACAGCCAAACACAAATATGGGATGCCACAGCCGTTACCCGGATTTTATCTTTGACTTTGGTTAATACTCATTCAGCAGCCGTGACGGTCAATATTCAAAAAGACCCCGGAGATGCTGGTACATTGTATAGAGTTATGTCAAAGGATTTAAGTCTTGGTTGGGCAGAGGTTTAATGTTTATGATGCAAGTGGCAGGCTGCTTGAAGGCCATGGCGTTCATGCAAGTGACCACGAAAAAGATGGAGCAGATGAAATATCTGTAGCCGGTCTTTCGGGACTTCTTGCAGACGATCAGCATGTACTTGATGCGGAGGTTTTAGCAGCAGCAGGAGTAAATAGTGGCATAACCTCGATGACAGGCTTAGATGATGATGGAATACCTGTTGTAAAAGTAGCCGATGCCATGGACAAAACAGCTCCAGTGCTTGAGGGCGATCTCGATGGTGGCGGCAACTACCTCGTAGATGTCCAGAATATCCCTGATCTTGCGAGTAAGGGAGAAGGGTATTGGTTTGATGGGGTGGATAATTATATAGACTACGGTAATGACCCTAAGTTGGATTTAGGAGTAAGTGATGCAACTTTCATGGTGTTATTAAAGCACAAAACGGCTATTTCGGCATCCGGAAGTAGATTTTTAACGTGGTATGACAATATTGGTGGATTGAATGGATATGTTTTAAGAGTTGATACGTCTGAGTATTTAAGAGCGTATATTGCCCTTGGAGGGGTTACAAAAACAGTAACAGCATCGAAAACACCTATGAACGATAATCAAAATCACTGGATTGCATTTGTTGTTGATAGAGACAGCGCAACAGGTTTAAAGTTTATTGTTGATGGGCTTGAAGAAACATATAGTACGCAAGACAACCCTGTTGATCTTGATGGAGAGAATATTGTTTCTATTTCAACACACCGAATTGGCGCAGGATCAAGTGGGTTTGAGGCGAATACATATTTTAATGGATCAATTTTTACTGTTTTAAGGTTCAACCTCGCCCTAACCGCAACCGAAGTCAAAGCCTTCTCAAGTGGTGCGCCGATTCCGTATAAGTATATCGGGGCGAGTCAGACGGCGCTATATGAATCTGATTATAGTGTAACTGCGGATGGCACTGAAAACACAAGGATGGATGTTGATGCAAATATAGATATAGGCGGAGAAACGGATACTTTAAGAGGTACGTTGGTTGATGGAAACAGTTCTCATTATTTTAGAATAGATAATACAGCTATGGGGTTTTACCCATTTGGGAAAGCTGTTCGAATCAATTTTGATATATATATACCAAGTGAAAATACAAAAGTTGACAGCTTTGAAATCAGGATTGGTGGTATATCAAAAGGTGTTCAAACTCCTATTGTTGATACCTGGACATCCTATTCTTCCGAGGGTGTTTTTGCTACTAATATAACTCAAATACTTATATTTGCAGCAGATGGAGCAACAACTACGATAGATCAAGATGGCGATTTAGTCTATATTAAAAATGTAGTGGTTACCCAAATCGGCTGTGTTCTCCAGTTGGAGCAAGATTCCATCGGACATAATCAATGGCTGGATAAGTCAGGGAATAACCTAAATGGTACAGTCAGTGGAGCATTACCTATGAATCTTCCGGTTAATCACAGAGAAAAGTTTATTGAAACAACTACAGGCGACACAAGTTTCACTCTTCCAGCCGGGTACTTAATTAGTTCCATCATTCTTGATTCAGATGGTGCAATCGGCGGTGGGATTGACGTAGGCACTACAAATGGTGGTGGTGAAATAGTAACAGCCGAAGCAGTAAGCGGGGCAGGTAAGGTCTTATGTACTCTTGTCGCAGGAGCTAATTACAACCTGACAGGAGCAGATGATACTATTTATATAACCGATGCAGACGGGACAGGTTGGGATGGTGCCACAGTGACCGTAACAGTTCAGATGGAAAGGATTGAATTATGATAACTACATTTAAGAATCACGGCAAACTAAAAATACCAATAACTTCATTACCAGTTAACCAAGCTGATAAAGATGCTGCTTATTTAATCTCATCCGGTATTATCCCTCAAGATGGAACTATTAAAGGTGATCTATATGATGCTGATGATAACTTAATAACAAGAGGCAGGGTGTATTCTTATGACGGGATTAAACCTTTTACAGACTTAAACGAAGGGCAAAAAGGATACTTGAGCGGTAAAGAACCTGAAACCAAATGGAACACTCCTGAAATCAAACTCTGGTTATCTGACAGGCAGAAAAAGGATGTAGAAGGGCAAGTGGTTAAAGATGATCCTTACTCATTCAAAGAGCTTGATACAAAGGAAGTTTTGTTAAGTAGAATTGAAGTTAAAGAAGTAGAACCAATTACTTTAGATGAACAAGCAACAAAATAACCCACGACCCTAAAATAAGGCCAACATGGAACCTTTATCAGATCATGGAATCAGACATTCAGTTAAAAGGAAAGTTTAAATGGAAACGACATCGAAATTCTTAACCGGCGTTCTGGGTGGTGGCATGGCCTCAAGTTTTTTACTTTTTATCTTTCGGGGGCAGAATAAAAAAATAGATGCAATTGAGAAAGAAAAGGTTGATATTTCTAACTGTAAAATCATTACAAAGAATATGGATAAAAACATGGATGAGATTAAGATTGACATTAAGGATATTAAAAAACTACAGACAGAACAGCTTGTGAATATCACTGAATTTACAACCATTTTAACTGAGATTAAACAAAATATGATGCAACGAAGGAAAGGCGATAAATGAATCTTTCAAACGTACAGAAACTATTAATCAAGCATGAAGGGTGCGAGTTGTTCCCTTATAAATGCACAGCAGGGAAGCTTACGATAGGGGTAGGAAGAAATCTTGAAGACAGGGGGATCTCTTCAGAAGAAGCTCTTTATCTTTTTAATAATGATATAAGGGCTTGTGTTACAGATCTTGAGCTTGTTTTCTTCCCTGATCAATTTAATTTCTTCCCTGATAATATTCAATCGGTATTAATAAATATGCGCTTCCAATTAGGCTCGAGTGGATTAAAAAGATTTAAAAAAATGTTACAGGCTTTTCGATTTGAAGATTATAAAGAAGCTGCTATACAGATGAAGGATTCTCGTTGGTATAGTCAAGTGACAAAACGAGCAGACGAATTAATTAAAATGGTGGAGGGTGAAATATGACATCAATAGGCACAATGCCAGTAATGCGTATGATCAATCGCAAATGCTTTGTTTTTGTCGAGCCGTTTGAGTTTTTCAGTGACGTTCTGGGCAGAAGGTGCACAATCCCGATAGGCTTTGAAACAGATCTCGAAAGTGTCCCAATTTTTAGGGGAACTTCTCCGATTTCTGGAATTATTCATGATTATGTATCACGAAAAGATTCTGAGCCAATGGTTTCAAAAAAGATAGCAGCGGATGTTTACCTGGAATTTTTAAAATTCAGGGGGACCGGATTTTTTAAACGGCACCTTAAATCATCTGTGGTAAGGGTTGCACCAAAATATTTTCATAGGTTCAATGTTCTTGATCCGGTTTATTCTGAGTCTCTTTAATTTTTTTCATAGCCTGCTCCAATAATTAATTTTTTATCCCACCGTCTCTTTTGACCATATGAATTTAGTCATTATTGCCGTCCGTTGTTAGGGTGATGCCCAATTTTTTTAGGATTTTTAGAACCTTCCCTGACAAATCCTGATTGTCTCGCCTTTCTTCGGTCACGCCGTTTTTGTTTCTTCCTTTTACTTTTCCTATTTCTTGCCATTTATTTTTCCTTTAATCTCCTGTTCCGTAATTTCCATTTGGGAAACTCCGTATGAGGTAGCGGTAGTCTAATCGCTATATCTGGATAAATTGTGTTGTCTTGGTAAGGCTTATCAAAATATCTATGATGGTGTAAGACAAGTACGACAAACAAGATGCAGGATAGGATTATAGCTATGTTTATTTTAATCATCTTGTTCACCCACTAAATACGGTAGCCATGCCAGCACTGATTTCATTTGCCTGAGTAAGTCTTTTTGTTCTTGTTGTGTCATTTATTCCTCCATAATTGGTTTGTCCGGTCTGTTTGCACAAAATCTGCATTTGGGGTCGGTACATGTTGGGATTGTCCATTCATTACAGTTTGGGCAAAATTCGGCGTCGTGCTTTTCGCTATATTCTTCTTTTGTCCCGCATACCTTACAATGCCTTAAAGCGAATTTACGGACAAAGATTCTCTCTTCATCATTTTCAAATGTAATTGTGCCTTTCATTTATTCCTCCTTATATATTTCAGATATTCATTTATAAAAAAATAAAAAATCTTTGTCAAGTAAAAAAATATTATTATGATAATAATAAAAAAAGTATTGACAAGACAGAAACAATCATTTATATATTGTATATTATTAATTCAAAAAGGAGGGCGTTTTGAAAAAAAGATCAACGTTGAAAAAAAATTGCCATTGTTTTAAGTGCGGTCATGATTGGATATCAAGGGTTAAAAAACCAATTCAATGCCCAGTATGTAAATCACCAACATATTATAAACAAAAAAAGGAGCGTAAAAAGTGAAAGAAAAAAGCAAAGAAATCAAATCAATGCATATCAAGTATGTCTTCACAGATGAAGAAAAAAAAGAACTTGCCGGGAACCTGGCCCAAAAGATATCCGAAAAAGACTCACTTGAATTGCAGAAAAAAGAAGTTGCCAGCCGGATAACGTCAGAGATCAACACGGTTAATGCAAATATTGTCCGGATTTCAGAGGATTACAGACAGGGCTACACTTGGAAAAAC